TTTGTAAAAGAAGTAGGTTGGGAACCTTCAGGCAATCATTTTCCTTATACAGTAGACCATGCTTGGTTTAATCTTTATCGAAATGACGGAGACATAAGACATTGGCAAGAGGCACATCATCATGGGGTACATGACATTTGTGCCATCTATTATGCCACAGTAGATGATAGTTTTACAGAGTTCGATAATCCTAATAGTTACACTTTTCATTTAGCACATGGACAAAAATACGGTTCTAGTCCTGTAACTAAAAAGTTATATAGAGTTGTACCACAACCTGGCAAACTAGTAATCTTTCCTGGGTATATGTTTCATCGTGTTAATCCTTCCAAGTCAAATAATTTCATTCAAAATCGAATAACTATTGCCATGAATTTCGTACAACTTCCAGAAGAAGAAAGATTACTAAGTAAAATCAACGATTCCAGTCAACTTAATTTGCCGATTTAACCCTTGACAAATACTACCACATTTGTTATTATGACTTATGAAAGGTAAAAATACATATGCGATTTAATAGTAAATTTAAGAAACAGTATGATAGACCTCGTAAAGAGTTTTATCCTAAAGCGACAGGTCTAGAAGTTATCGTTAGAAATAACGATGTAGAGAAAGCAATTAGAATATTGAAAAAGAAAGTTGCTAAATCTGGTCTTATGCGAGAGTTAAAGCAAAGACAATACTACGAGAAACCATCTGATAAGAGAATTAGAAAAAATAAAGAAGCAGTTAAAAGATGGAGAAAAGTACAAAAGAAACTTCAAGAAAGGTGGTAATATTATGATACCTAAAGTGAATACATTTCTATTAAGTATATTGATTTTATTTGTTGCATACTTTTTTCATAGTGTCAACAAAAAATTCGATACAATGCAAGACTATCTAGATGCAACTTATCATGAATTAAGTTTACTTAACTATGATACTGAAACGGCACTAGAAGACCACAAAGAACTAGATAATCATGGTGGTGATACTCTTGAAGAAAGCATGACCCAGTTTCTAAATCTAATTAAAGAGTTAAAGAAACTAGACAACGAAGGAAGTCAGTAGATGAATATTTTTTATCTAAACAAAGATCCTAAAATATGTGCCGAACAACATTGTGATAAGCATGTTGTGAAAATGATTGTAGAATATGCTCAATTACTTTCTACGGCACATAGAGTTATAGACGGTGAGGAGTATGAAGACCGAAGTAAGAACAATAGAAAAATCAAAAGATGGAAACTATCTAACCCAAATAAAGATGAGATTATCTATAAAGCATGTCATGTATCACACCCTAGTGCTATTTGGGTTCGTAAGTCTTCTCAGCATTACTTATGGTTGTTCAGTTTGTTCACCGAACTTAGCAAAGAGTATACCCAAAGATATGGAAAGACCCATAGCACACATAGATTGCTCGGTGAACTTTTAAGTGAAGTTCCTACTAACTTAGCAGACAATGGTTTTGCAGAACCACCACCTGCTATGAAACACTTTCCTGATTGCATAGTGCAAGGTGATAGTATTCAATCTTATCAAAATTATTATGTAGTGGCAAAACAATACTTTGCAAAGTGGACTAATAGAAATATACCGACATGGTATAGCGACCGTGTAAGTCAAACGGTCTAAATAGTTTCATGCCAACATATACATTTATTAATCAAGCGACAGGTAAAACGGAAGACAAGTTCATGTCTATGAGTGAACTTGATGATTTTACTAAATCTAATCCTCACATGGAAAGAGTATTAACTGCACCTGCTATTGTAGGGGGTGTGGGTATGAGAGTAAAAGAAGACGGTGGGTTTAGAGAAACAATGTCTAAGATAGCAGAGAAACACCCAGGGTCACCTCTTGCTGATAAGTATGGTTCTAAAACAAATAAAGCAATCAAGACTAAAGAGATTTTAAACAAACATAGACGAAGACAAAAAAATAAATAGGAGAGTGCTACTGAGAAACGAAGATGTCCTATTAGGTCAATTTAATAATAGACCGAATGCAACTTTGTCAATCCAGTATTGCATCGGTGGTCAGTTGACATATCTTCCTGACCACCACCCCTTACTAGAGAGATTAAATGATTAGAGAAGTTATTCAAGACTTTGCGAAATGGTTACAAAAAAAATCTTATGTAGCACCTAAACCTAAAGTAGAGTTTTATTCTATAGTTGAAGGTTTAGAAAAGTGGCAACCTATCATACCTGCATCTAAGTTTGTACCTCAATGGTATAAAGACCTACCTAAATTTTTTTCAGATGATAAAATACCTCTTGAAGATTTAAGAGATGAATATGCCAAAAGACAACTTCCTTCAGGCACTCCTCACGAATGGGGAACTAGAAATCACACAATTAAAACTTGCCCAGGTATGCAAGATATAATGACACAAGGTTATTACAATTTGTTTTGGTCACAAGCAGTTATAGAAGTATCACAAACAGGAGATGAGGCAATATGTTTTACACCTACAAATGAAACTGGTGGTTATATGCCTCAAGGTGATGATGATAGACATGCAAATTATACTTTACTTAAAAGAGCAAAGTTAGAAGAGGTTGAAAGACATCTTAGAAATAAAGGTCTATCAGATAGAGATGTTAATTATTATAAGAAAGAATATTTTAACAGAGACTTTGTTCCTTTCAGCAAACATCCTGAAGGACAATACGATACAATGATACCTCATATGCCTAGAACTTATGCAAAGACACTTTTAAAATTACATAGTCCTTGGCGTATCATAACACCTAAAGGTTATTCTACAATCATTACTAATCCAGTTTATCACTTTCATCCTGTCTTAGAAACAATGACAGGTATTATTGATACAGATTTTTATCATATGTTTAATACTTTTTTTATGATACGAGATAAAGGTGTTAAATTTGAACTAAGTTTCGGTACACCTATTGCTTGGTACTTAATTGTTAAGCGAACAGATTTTCCATATGAGATTAGACAAGCAAGTGAAAATGATTATGCACATGAAAGAGTATTACAAAATCACATGAATAGTAGGTGGGGAAGTGCCGCACCATATAGAGAAATGAAAAAGATATACAAAGGAGGTAAATGTCCATACGGTCATGATGAGAAATAATTGATGACCTAATATTATGTTTAGATATTCTAAAGGGAGAACTAAATGTCTAGACGAGAAAAAATTATCACATGTAAAAACCTAAGACCAGGTTTACTTCAAGAAATAAATCCTAAAACACCAGCACAAAAAGAAACCTTTCAAGCATTCGATGATGAAAAAAATCTTATGCTACATGGATATGCAGGTACAGGCAAAACTTTTATCATGTTGTATCTTGCCTTGAACGCAATATTAAATCGAACTGTACCTCAAGAAAAAATATTAATTGTAAGGTCAATGTTACCTATTAGAGATATAGGTTTTCTACCAGGCAATACTGAAGAAAAAACATCTGTATATACAGAACCATATAACGCATTGTTCGAAGAACTATTTCCTGGAATACCTAACCCATATGACCTTGCTAAATATAGTGATATACTAGACTTCATGCCTACTTCTTACATGAGAGGTATTACTGTAAGAGATAGTTTAGTAATTGTTGATGAATGTCAAAACTTAAACTTTCATGAACTAGATACTATCATGACAAGAGTAGGACAAAATAGTAAGATTTATTTCTGTGGTGATTTTCTACAAACAGATTTGAGAAACCCACAAGAACAAAACGGCATAATTAAATTTATGGAAATACTACACGATATGAAATCTTTTAGAACTATAGCATTTAAAGAGCATGATATTGTGAGAAGTGGTTTAGTAAAGGAATATATAATAAGTAAAAACAAAAAAGAATATGCTATGAATTTTGATAGCATAGATAAGAAATTAAGGAGTAAGATAGCATGAAGATAAGCGATAAAGGAATAGAACTCATCAAACACTTTGAGGGTTGTGAATTACATGCCTATAAAGATATTGTTGGAGTTGTAACTATTGGTTATGGTCATACAGGTAGCGATGTTGCCGAAGGACAAACAGTTACCGAAGAAGAAGCGGAAGAAATCCTAAGAAAAGACTTGACTAAGTTCGAGGATTATGTTAAAAATTATGTAGAATGCGAATTAAATCAAGAACAGTTTGATGCCTTGGTGGCATGGACATTTAACTTAGGACCAGGTAACTTGAAATCTAGTACATTACTTAAACGATTAAATGAGAATGATTACGATGATGTTCCTAATCAGATACGAAGATGGAACAGAGCAGGCGGTGAAGTTGTCTCAGGTCTTGTAAGAAGAAGGAACTCAGAGGCACACCTGTTTGAACATGGTGAGTTGAAGTACGAATTTGATGATTGATATTAATAAAGAAAGACCTCCAGTTGAGGTAGAAAAACTAAACCACGATGAAGACACACTAGACTTCTTTGATACATATTTTCAACATAACTTTAGGTGGACTTATAATATGGGTCACCCTAATGACAATAAGTATTTTTGTTCAGATTATACCGTTGACGGATTATATGTTCAACAAGATCCTTTTGTGAAAAGAATATGGCAAAAAGCATGTGCTAAGTTTAACATACACCCATTATCAAAAGTAGGTAGATGTTATCTATTAGGACAAACACAAGGTTTAGATGGACCTTGGCATGATGATTATGATGTCAACGAAAATCCTAATATAAGAACTTTGTTATACTATCCTATTTTTAATCCTCATCGAAAACATAAAGGAACACAATTTAAATTTGA